CGGTAAACCCGCTCCGGGCGCTTTGCGTTCTGGCAGATGAGAGGTAATCGTTATGCCTCGACTTAAGACAGTGCCGGGCCGCTTAGCGGCACCGGCAATGCGCCTCGGCGCGGTTGCGGCCAGCCCTAAAGAACAAGATCGAGCGCGCGATCAGCTAAAGCCTTGGCGCGCTTGGTACAGCCTCAAGCGTTGGAAGGATCTACGGCGAAAGATCCTGGCACGCGATGCCTACACTTGCACGCAAACCGGCGTTGCTTTGGTGGGCAAGGCACCAGCCCCAAACAGCCCCGTTGTTGACCACATTCGCGAACACAACGGCGATCCCTTCCTGTTTTGGGATGAAGATAACCTGCAGGCGGTAAGCAAGCAGTACCACGACACCGAAAAGCAGCGCATCGAGCGTGCCCGGCACGGCTGACCTCTCCGCTCTCACGTATTGGGGGGGTGGGTCAAAAGTCAGAAAAGCCCGGCACGCCACACCTGTTATGCCCTAACGCGGAGAATTTTTTTCCCATGGCTGATGAATTTCCGCCCCAAGGGGCATCTGTTGACCTGTTTGGGAATGAGATCTTGCCGATGCGCGATCGCCGCGGTCGGCCAAGTTTCAAGAAAACTAAGGAAAATCAAGACTTTGTAGCGGTTCGGGCCGCTGCAGGGTGGAACCAGGACTTGATTGCAGAGGCGCTCGGCTGTGATCCTAAGACTTTACGCAAGAATTTTTCCCGCGAGCTGTCGCAAGGGGCTCTGCTGATCGACGGCCTATGCCTCGACGTGTTGCTGCGCGGCGCGCGTGAAGGTCACACGCCTTCGGTCAAAGCGCTGCAGGCGCGGCTCGATCGCGTCTCGGCCGGCGCGCCGCGCGCGGCTGGAAAGGAAAAACCCGAGCAGCCGGCGAAAGCTGAAAAGCTCGGCGTCAAAGAAAAGCGCTTGAATGATGCGACCAAGCCGCAGGCCGATTATGGATCGCTCTATGATCGGATCCCGCGACAGTGAGCGATCTTTCCTGGGCCGCGTGCCCTGACTGGTGGGAAAAACTACAAGCCGGCGCAACGCCGATCCCCGCGCTAGATCTCGATGAAAATCTCGCCGAGATTGCCGTTGCCTTGTTCGACAAGCTAGTTGTGCCGGATATTCCAGGCCAGCCGACAATGGGCGAGGCGGCCGAGGAATGGACCCGCGACATCGTGCGCGCGGCCTTCGGTTCGGTCAATTCGGATGGGGCGCGCCTGGTCGGCGAGATCTTTACGCTGGTGCCCAAGAAAAACACCAAGACGACGCTCGCGGCGTGCATCGGCTTGATCGCAATGCAGATGAACACGACGCCCAACATTCGCGGGATCATCGTCGGGCCAACCCAATCCGTCGCCGACACTTGCTTTGCCCAAATGCAGGGCATGATCGAGGCCGACGACTGGCTTTCAAAGCGCTTCAAAGTTGACGAGCATAAAAAGACGATCACCGATCACTATCCGGATCCCAAGACGGGCCGGCCGCTCAACGCAAAATGCAAGGTCACCAGCTTTGACCCTGCAGTGACCACCGGGGGGATCCCGGCCTTTGCAATCCTCGACGAGCTGCACCTGATGGCCGAGCGGCATTTTGCGGCGCGGGTAATCGGTCAGATCCGAGGCGGGATGATCACAAACGCGCGTAGCTTGCTGGTGATCATCACGACGCAAAGCGAAATTCCGCCGCAAGGGATTTTTAAAAGCGAGCTCGAATATGCGCGCAAGGTGCGCGACGGCAAGATTGTCGAAGATGTCCGTATGCTGCCGGTGCTCTATGAGTTTCCGCAAGAAATGCAGGGCGACGAAAAGCAGCCTTGGAAAGATCCGGCAACCTGGGGCGCGGTGCTGCCAAATCTCGGCCGGTCGATCACGATCGAGCGCCTGATCCCCGAGTTTCGCAAGGCGGCCGACACCAGCGCCGAGGAGCTGGCACGGTGGGCAAGCCAGCACTTAAACATCGAGATCGGCCTCGGGCATCACACCGGCGGCTGGGTCGGTCAAACCTACTGGCCGAAAGCCGCAGATCCGGAGCTAAGTTTAGAGGCGCTTCTCGAAACCTCGGAAGTTGCGACGATCGGGATCGACGGCGGCGGCATGGACGATTTGCTCGGCCTCGCGGTTCTCGGCCGGCACCGGGAAACAAAGCGTTGGCAACTTTGGGTCGCGGCATGGGCGCATGACATCGTGCTCGAGCGGCGCAAAAACATCGCGGCGCGGCTACAGGATCTCGAGCGCGACGACGCTCTAACGATTTGCACGCATCCGACGCAGGATGTCGATCAGCTTGTCGATATCGTGTTGCGGGTTCACAGCGCCGGCATCTTGCCCGAGCGCGGCGGCATCGGCCTCGATCCCGAGGGTGTCGCGGCGATCGTGGACGCGCTGCAGGGCGCGGGCATTCCGCACGATACGCTCGCCAGCGTCACGCAAGGCTACAAGCTCAACGGTGCAATCAAGGGCACCGAGCGCAAACTATTTGACGGATCCTTGCGCCATTGCGGCCAGCCTTTGCTTGGCTGGTGCGTGGGCAATGCCAGGACCGAGGCAAGGGGAAACGCGGTGATTGTCACAAAAGCAGTAAGCGGCGCGGGCAAGATTGATCCGCTGATGGCCGCGTTTAACGCGGTGTATCTCATGAGCCTGAACCCGGCCGCTGCGCGTCGGGATCTGTCGGCCTTCCTCGCAAATCCGGTGATGTCCGTATGATCGGGCGCGCACTCAAGGGAGCCTGGGCGGGCATGCGCATGGCGCTCGCCGAGGGGCAAAGCGGCTTTGAAAATGTTGATCTCGATGCTTTGCGCGCGGGCGGCGGGTTCAAAAGTCATGCCGGGCAACCTGTCACAGCGTCAACGGCGATGTCGATCTCGGCGGCCTGGTCCTGTGTAAAAAGTAATTCGCAGCTCGTCGGATCCTTGCCGCTGGCCTTGTATGAGAAAGACCGCAACGGCAAACGGGTGAAGATCGAGGATCCTCTGGCCGAGATCCTGACGGTATCGCCTAACTCGGATCAAACGGCATTCGAGTTTTGGGAAAGCCAGGAAGCGCAAAAGCTTTTGCACGGCAACAGCTATGCCGAGAAACTTTTTATTGGCGATCGGCTGGTCGGTTTGCGGCCGCTGCTCGACACAACGCCGGTGCGCAACGCAGATGGCCGGTTTGACTATCGGTTCCGCGACCGGGGCAAGATGTACACGCTGCCGGCGAGCAAAGTGTTTCACATGCGCGGCTTTGGCGGCGGTGATGGCCTTGGCCTCTCGGCGATCAAGCATGGGGTGCAAAGCTTCGGATCCGCTTTGGCGGCGGATCAAACAGCCGGCACCATGTTTAAAAATGGCATGGTCGCCAGCGGCGTTTTGAAATCCGGCCAAGTGCTTGATGAAAAGCAACGCGGCCAGCTCGAGAAGCTGCTCGATCGGTACACCTCGAGCGCCAAGGCGGGCAAGATCATGACGCTCGAAGCGGGGCTCGAATACCAGCCTTTGCAGATCAATCCCGAGGATGCGCAGCTTTTGGAGACGCGCCGCTTTCAAGTCGAGGATGTCTGTCGTTGGTTCGGCACGCCGCCGGTGGTGATCGGTCACGCGGGCCAAGGTCAAACAATGTGGGGATCGGGCGTCGAAGCGATCATGCTCGCCTGGCTTACGCTAGGGATCAATCCGCAACTGCGCCGCAACGAGGCGCGGATTGCAAAAGACCTGATCCCGCCGGGCAAGCGCGGCCGCTGGTATGTTGAATGGAACCGCGAGGCGATGCTGCAAATGGACAGCAAATCCAAAGGCGAGTTCCTAAGCAAGATGATTTCAAACGGTATTATCTCGCGAGACGAGGGTCGGGACAAATTGAACATGGCGCGCCGTGGTGGTGCTGCCGACGAATTGATGGCGCAAACGGCACACGCGCCGATTGACGACCTCGGAGGGATCTAAACCGATGACAAAACGCAATTTACCAACCGCAAAAATCTCTGCCCGGTCGGGCGTTTCGTCTGATATTTCGCCCAAAGCTTTGCAGCGTTGGTGCCCCGAGGTGCGCGCTGCGCTCGATGGGGATCAGCCGACAATCTCGGTGCTGGATCCGATCGGCGCGGATATGTGGGGCGATGGGGTGACGGCAAAGCGGATCGGCGCAGCTCTGCGCGCGATTGGCTCGG